GTCGACAGAAGATGGCGGGTCAGGTGGTGGTGAAGTTATACAGAGCGATTTTAGAGTCCTTATCGGTAATCTCTCGGATCATTTTCGAGTGGTACTTGTTGTATAGATTATTGTCTGTGGGCGAAATGGGTTCGATTAAATCCAAATAGTAAAGCTCCTTAACTAGTCCGAAATTAATGTCTAAGGTCGGGTTAAAGGGATCGTCGAAATGTCCAGCGTAAGGGTATTGCGTTTGACTGATCGGCGGGAAAACGTCTGAGTCATGCGTCCAGTTTTCGTAATTATCCTTAAGACCTCCATAGTAAAGCGTTCGCCAATTGTGTTTAGTACTAACTCTTGCGCCGAGTTCATCAACCTGAATGATTGTTGAAATCACCCGATTGTTACTCGTGCCCATGTCCGCCAAAGTTGTTGGCGAGGCGCTCACCTGATTGGTATTGATTTTCTCGCTAAACTCGTTAGTGCTTATAATTTCGCGTTGCCCGTAAGTCTCACGCCAATCGGTTAAATATTTCGCGTTTAAATAATCGCCGTCATCTTTATGCTTGAAAATATAAGTTCGTGCATCTAGCGCGCCCATGGGTGCGTATTGGACGCCTTTGTCTGTGGATATCTTACCGCGTAAATCCACGACATTATTCGTGTAGAAGCTATCGCGAGGTGCAATCAATAGATTCTTTTCATTGTCTGGATCAAGGTCTATATAGAGGTTGTATTCCTTAATGTAGTTCATTAGGAAATCCGTCTGTTTAACGTTCTTAGGGATTGCCTTTGATACTTGGAAAAGCTCACCCTCCAACATTGACAAGTTTGAAACCCGGTTATAATAAGAGCCAACCACAACAGCGATCTCCGAGTTGCCGTCTGAGAACGCGCCTACTCCATCAATGAAATAATTGGTTAAGTCCTTGTCGTAATTTGCAGACCACACCACCTTGACCGTGTCACCGGTATTCATTAGTAGATTTGAAGTGGATACCAGTATTCGATTTGGCGGGTTGTTCTCTCTTGGAACTTCTGTACCTGAAAAAATAGCTACCGTAAAATAATCTTCGTTTGGATAGATTGGTGATGAGTCAGTCGAACGGTTGCCTATCGAGAATCCATCATGTTTCATACGTATCTCTACCGCATCCAATAGTGTTGTTGTTCCTGCGGAAATATCAAAGTATTCTAGTGCAACCTGAAAGATCACAAAGCCCACAGACCGCAAGCTAGTAACAGTATCAACCGGTTTAAAGTTTGCCTCGACGTCTATAATAGAAGCAATATCATAGTTGCCAAGTCCCGGAGCGGTATAGACGCCTGTTGCGTTGTCGTAAACTGTACCGGGGTCGCTCACCTCATTGGTGAAAATTATTGGATCAAGCGCGGTAAAACTTCCTTTAGTTAGGTTGTTTGAAATGCTTGTGCCTGTACTGGTTAGGATAGTCGTGTTGGCCTCAAACTGTCTTAAATCAATTTCGTCAGCATCTAAAAGGAAATTTTCAGGACTGGACGGTATAATCAAATGTTTAAAATGATCGGCGAAAGCACTATCTAAAAAGTCATAAGTAAAGCCAGCGTCCGAGAATATCGCATCCCAATACTCCTGAACAAAGATAGACGCCCCTATGTCGGTAACATGAAACGTCGTGCCATCATTGCTGAACCCATAATCAACCAGAGCATAGATATAGCCTTTACCGAGTGCAGCGGCTACAAGGCCACCACTTTCGATAATCTGGTACGGTTCACCATTGTTGCCCGTTGATAAATTTTGTATCTCTTGGTTTAATATGTGGTCGTATTTGGCGAGTCCTGTAATGTCTTCTAAGAGACTTCCTTCGATCTCTTTGAATAGATTAGCAAAATTGCCAAATATTACGATCTGGTATTCTATATCGTACTTATTGACAATTACAATATTCTTTAATTGAGCGTAACCGTATATAGATGCCCCAGCAACTATATAGACTATATCAGCCTTTTTGGTGGCATCAAATATGTTGGTGTCTGTGTTGATATCAAAAATGAATCCCAAGACCTTAGCAGCCTCCTTTGAGTGCGGGACTGTGGTTGTCTTAGTGTACGACGAGCGCCTTTTTTCAGGCTGTTTAATATCTGCGATCGATCTATTGAACGAAGGGTTAAGCTCACGGCTAAGCGGTATTTCAACGCCATTGATAAAAAGCTGTTCGTTTATCATCTTCGTTGCCTGTGGTTATCGTTTAATTGAATCTCAAGCTCGAAATTGAATAGCTTGTCGACCTGTGTTTTTCGTTGCCTCCAGCTTGCGCCTAGTCGAGTGGCTGGTTTGAAATTACGCACCCCGCTGCTATCAATGAATTCAAGATATATTTGAGGCGTAAAGCTCAATTCCTTTAGCCAGTTTATTTCGGCCTCTGTCACGAAGTCGCTCACAAGCCTAATTCGATCCGTTGATTTTACGAAATAGTTCACCCGCTTATCTTCGGTATGCTTATAGATAACACCTGTCGATTCCAAATTATTGGCATTCGTTTGATACAATTTATCCTCACCATTGGCAGAGCGTACACTGTTCAATTGAAAGTTAAATGAATCATAAGCGCCGTACTCGTTCTCGAAATGCACCCTGAACACTTCATAGAAGCATTCATCTTCTATCGTAAAGTTTAGTGTTTCGCCAACGTCTGTCGCGTCACTTCTAAAACATTGTATAGTGTATGTCGCAACACTCGCGATTATGACAGGCTGAGCACCCAGTAAAAACCCGCCGGTGATATTGTTTAAACTTCGTGGCGCTGTTGCTAGACTCATCATGTGAGATTGATCGATACCAGTATTTGCATTGTTTGGTATTTGAAAGGTGCCTATCAGAACGCCTGAGGCATTAAAGGTTTTCACCTCCATATAGTCGACATCGGTCGGGACATCGGTTAAAAACCAGTGCCACCCTAAGTCGGTAATCCTATTTCGAATCAGTTTATTATTCGTTAGGAACTGGCCTTTGTTATTCGTGTTAAATAGATAGAGTTGATATTCGCTATTGTTGTAAAAGTCTATCCATCGATGAGACTCCAGCGATGCGCCCCAAGCGAAGAACGTCGCGCCGGTGGTTAGATTAGGAAACTGAACAATTGGATCTCCCACGGTTAACCTATACTCCTCGCCGTACTCAACGGAGAAAGCCATGAGCGCGTTGTCTGTCACACGAAACGCGCTTGTATCATCATGAGGCGGTATGTTCTCCCGAATGAACGACTCAATGAATTGACCAACGTTTTGAAGTCCAAAAGCCAGTCCCGGGCTAGGGCTTACCTTTGCTTGTATCACCACCGTACTCATACTGATATAGTCCACGATCTTAATATCGAACAGGTATCTATAATCAGGCCGTGTCCGTGTTCCGGCGTCATCTTGAAAGACAACCGTTTCCATTAGGTTATAAACCGGATTAAAGGCTTTAAAATCTGTTTTAATTATTAAGGTCATTCAAAAGATTTTTTTAATGTAATAGCTACTTCTCGGCCTCCGGCCTTGGCTAAATCCTTATTTAAATCTGCGATCAACTTGTCGTCCACGATATCTGAATAGAAATTTGTTTTTTCAATACCGCGGCGAAATACTGACCGCTGAGCAACGAAGGGGTTTATTGTATTACTTCTCGACCATGACTCTATATCATCAAGCGGCGGCCGCAATTTTCGAAACCTAAATTCACTATCGTTATTTTTCTTGATCCATTGACGGCCATCTGCCATTGTACCTCCAGCACCCTGAACGCCTTTATCGATAAACTTCCAATAATCGTTCATCGTTAGTTCAAAGCTATACTGTGATCCTAAAAACGTGACATCAAACACAATCGACTGTTCCAAGGATTTCGGCGTTACCGTCGTTACTTTCGATTGCAGACTCTTACGTAAACTATCCTGTAGCTTGTTGCCGAAGTTCTGGAGAACGCCAACGATTGTGTTTTCCGCGCCTATCTCGATTAGTTCATCGTCTGGTATACCTATGGGTGTTTTAGCCATGTAGTGCCTTTTGCATTTCTATTTCATTGTTTCTAATCTCGGCTTCGAGTAGTAGGTATTGTAACTTCCCAAGGAAGTCGATAACATTACGCTTGGCTGTTTCGTCCCAATTCTCGTTTAATTGCTCGCTAACGTCCTTTATTGTTTTAAACCATCCATACTTGAGAGCAAGTCTATTTGTGCTTCCTCCACTTGTTTCTTGATCTGGGTCAACTTCTCGGTTGAATATCCCACCAAATAGCTTGTGCAAGCCTTTGATACTTTCAAAAAAAAAACCGCCATAGGATAGGCAACTGAGATAGGCATGTTCCCGAAATCTTTTAACGTTTCAGGTATCAACGATTTATCGAGCTTGTAATACTTTCGTTTGAATCCAAGTTTAAATGGCTTAGATAGGTAGTACATCGTTTGTGCGATACCTTCAATTGGGTCGAGCTTAATCGCCTCCATAATGCCGGCGTGTCGTTCTGCGTCCAATTCTCCCGGCTTTAGTATGAACTCGTACCAAATACCATTTAGTTGATATGTCTCGTAAATGCGCGTAGGTAATGGAGACTTCACCAGAGTGCCAAACGCGGTTAGTTCATCTAAAGAAATATTTAAAGCGTCCTCATTGCTAACGCCTTTTAGAATGGATGCGCGTTCGGTTAATAGGTCGATTGCCTCAATGTCCTGCTCTTTTTCTTTCTTTGATGTTCGGTGTAATTTCACGAATTGATTCACGGTAACATCGTTCCAGCTTTTAGCCCTCATACCTATATAATGAATCAGCTTACTATTATGTGATAGCGTCCAGCTTTTTTCATTGTTTTGTGTGCATGACTGCATATCGCTCTTGACATCACGTAATCGTCATGCAGACCCACCGGGGCACTATATTTGATTGTCCGAGTTTTTACGTTATACGAATAGCTGAACGCTTCAAGCTCGGCGGTCTGAAAGTCATGCCCGATTATTCCTACTTGCATTTCTTCAAAGCCAACAATTAAATCCTCGACGATGGCCTGTTTACTCTTCTGGGTTGTAATGAATGGCTTTACTTTAGCCTTGTTAAAACTCACCTTATCCCTGATCTGCTCGTATATCGCATCTTGCGCGCCGTTAGCCTCAATTAAAGTATAAGGCTTGTATTTGTCCAAAGCCTTAACCACCTCATTGATAATGGCTGACCATTCCATGTGACGCCACCTATTCGAATATATCTCTTGGTTCTTTGAGTTGACCATAGTTAACACGGTGTAGTCGTTAGCCCTTCCAAGGTCAAGCCCTGCAAATGTCGTAGCATCCTTCTTAGCGGTTTTAACGCACTCTTGTATGTTTCGGAATACTTGCGAACCATTATCTAGGAATTCGGCTAAGTACTCCTGTCTAAATATATGCTCAGGCAACGAGCGCCTCGCGTCCTCGATCTCTTCTGGATCAATGAATGGATTATCGTAAGACGTGCCGTAGAAGCTTTTATAATTGTCGTTGTAGTTCGAGAGCTGAAAAATGTTGTAAAATTGATTCTTACCACTTGGCGTTGATAATAGCAGCACCTTTTTGCCTTTGACTAAAACGGTCGCTTTTAATACTTCGTCCCATGCTTGCGGCTTGAAATGGGCGAACTCGTCACAGATCAAAGCGTCGAAGGTTTCACCCCGAATCGTATCGTATGCTTCGGCTGAATAGAAGAGGATAGAACTACCGGTTATGAACTCGATGGTTAAATCGGAATGGTTAATACGCGTCACTAGCGCGCAATTGCCTAGCGCCTTTGTGATCTCCTTAAAAACCTTTTTGCATTGTTTGTATGTCGGTGAGACCCAGCCAATTTTATAGTTGTTCTCAACCGCCCATTTGATGGCCTGATTTTCACCCAGTAAAGTTTTACCGAACTGTCGACCGATTGAAACAACGAAATATTTTCCCGGCTTATTAATTGCCGAATGTATCTCCAGTTGCTTAGCATGGGGTTTGTATAGTGTTAAATTACCCAATTAAATAGTTTATCAGGTATGAGTAAAAGATCACCCCACCTATAAATCCAAACACTATGTCAAACACGGTTGATTTCTCTTTCATGACGATTTATATATTGTTAACCTGCCCACATTTCAAACTCCTGCATTAACGTATGAGCGTCCCACCATTCCTCTATGACATGAATACCAATCGAAGCCTTGAAGATTAAGACACGGTTATCCTTATCCATGTTAAACTTAAAATCTGCAATAACCTCATCACGCGTCGGCATTCCTCGCAACTCCTGTTTAAGCCCTTCAAAATATATATGCTTTAGATTAATCATGACAGGCCATTTTTATCTATGAACTGATTATCGGAATATCCGGTTTGCTTGCACACGTAAGCTTTAAACGATTCGTGATAAATAACGATCCTGAATTGATCCACATCACCGATCGTTAAATCTGACACCTCCTGAACATGGGTAACGAAACCGCAGCCGGCTAAGTGCTTCCCTATCCTTCTGGCGACCTTACGTTGTATTACTACTTTTATTTCTGATTGATACATTAGCGTTGTTTTAATGAGGTTACCATTTAGATATTTTGTCTTGATCGATTCCCACCATGTAAAAAGCCCATAACCCAATCCAACTAAATAGTGAGACGCTCAGTGTCCAGTTTCTATCACCTATAGTCCAGCGCTTACTGTGTTGAAGCAAATGCCGCTTTCCTCTCCTATAACATAAAACCGACCCAATAAGGTATATGAGGATTATTAAGACTACCATTTCGCTTCCTCGCATTCGTCCATCAACATTAGTGAAAACACTATGAGTCCAAACCAACTTGTACCGCTATGGGCTAGATTCAACAACCTATCACTTTTAGTGTAAGCCCCCTCGGTTTTGCGGCAATATCTTCGGCTATACCGATAACAAGCCACGTAACCGGCCAGATAGATTAAAATGTATAAATAGATCATAGACTCCCTCTCTGTTCGTTTAGGCGCTCCTCAAAGGTGTTGCTCGGTTTCTTCTTGCGATTCTTGAATATATCGACCGTCTGTTCGTGAGCTTTTGCCACAATGAAGAATATCCATATTGATAAAAAGAGCAGCCCTAACGACCCCCAAAGCCAATCGGGGGCATTCCAGTGATCCAATGCCAACACCGTTGTTAATGTCGAAAAGACCGGCGCACGGGCTGGTAAGTTCTGTGGTTTAATCGCTTTATAGTCTTTCATATTTGCATTTTAATTGTTCCGGTGCAAGGAGTCGAACCTCACGCACCTAGGCTCTACCGCTGAGCTAACCGGAAACTTTCGTGCTAGTGGCAGGATTCGAACCTGCACAACTATATTGTCCAAACCCCTAACCTTTTATAGTATCATTGTTAGGATGAGCGTCTACCATTCCGCCACACTAGCATTATCCCCATTCCGTCTTAAACGACGTGTCCTTGACTTCTACCTTATCGGGTTCATTTAGACCCAACATCTTGGCAAGGCTGTCTAACGCCCTTAATTTGTCCGCATTGCTTGTAAGTTCTTTCATGCGGTAGAACCTCTTAACCTCGTCCCTCTCGGCTGTTTTCAGCTTGGCGAGGTCGAAAGTCTCATTCGCCGATTGAATGATTTGTAGGTAGCCCTGAATGATATCGTCGCGGGTTATCGCGTGCCGTTCGCGCTCAATTTGCTTAAGTTCGTCAACCCTTGCTGAGACATTACTCTTACTCATTAACTCACTGGCACGAGTCCAAACCGTTTCTGGCTTGATCGTTTTCTTACACACGTAAGCTTGTCGATATGCCTCGGATTGATTTCCGGTGCTTACGACTAGCTGTGCGAATTTTTCCTCTTTGCCGGTTAGTTTATCCATGTTCAGCTTGAAATCGATTAATAAGCTTTTCGCTTTCCTCTTCTACCTTTGTATCTGGAACGCCCTTAATTTTCTCTAAATCTAAATCGGTCAGGTATTCGATCAATACTTCGGTCGTGACTCTAATAACTTGATTGTCGCGGTCGAAAAGTATCTTATGCCGAAAGTCCTCGATAAATTCTCCACCCGGATATTTATGTCTCGCCGCTCTTCTGATTCGGTCTTCGTGCTTATCCAGCATGTCTGGAAATATCACCTCGGGCAAATCATGAAACGAGTACACCTGTTTGACGCAAATTAGGTCTCTCTTCATAACTCCGAAAGTTCTTTTTCCAACACCTTGCGGGTCTTTCCTCGCACATTAATTCCTTCCTCTTTACAATAGGTTTTGAACTCGCCCCATTTGAATTGCGATGGGTCGATTGTAATCACACCTTCATTATGTTTTACCACTTCCGGCTCGAAAGTTGCCGAAAGATCGCCGGGCAAATCAACAACTACCGTCACGGCGTCGTCTGTCTTCACCTGATCCTTGATGCCTTTAAACTCGATCGATCCTTTCGCGATCCAATAGGCCAGGTCTTTAAACATTCTGGTTACGCATTTGGCGCACCCTTGATCGGTCGGATATATTTCTACGTTTTGACTCCCATAAAAGTCGAGGCTCTCTTTTCTCCTAAGGTTGTCGTATATTTCGGATATCTCCATTCTAATGGGGTAACTCGGTACTCCTTGACCTTTCAGATAAGTATGGACAGTCTCTTGATATGGTGCGATTTCTTCCGCGAAATTGAATTCTTTATTACTCATGTTAATTGTATGTTTTTATATTTTTCTGGTTTAATAAATCCGACCGGCGCTTTCTTGCTCACGATCTCAAATTCGAATGGGTATAGCCATATTTCTCTATGTTCTCCATTTGCGAAATAACTCATTTCATATAGCTGGTTGCTTTGCCGTATCGAAATGCCGGTAACAAAACCTTCCAAACCACCAATTAATGTTTTTATCCTTGTTCCGCACGGATTGATTTTGACATCCTCCATGCTCATTTTAAAAGCTTTATTTGAACGATTCGATAGAGTAGGGGGGTTGACATTAGGAATGTACTATTCGCAAGATCAAACCCCATCACAAAGAATGTTACACAAGCGGCAACGCCAAACCAAAACGATAGGCAAAAAATACAATTGAAGGGTTGAATATTAAGCCCCTTACCTATATTCCATTTATGCCAAATCCATTGCAGGAATTGACGCTCGTAGACGTATAGAAATGTCAACATATACAAGATTGCTGCTAAAGTTAATTCGTGCATTTTTGCAGTTTTTTAACGACCAAATTAAAACGGCGCTTTGCTTCGCCGCGGTCGATGTTAATACTATTTTGAATCCAAGTTGCTGAAAGGTTGTGCTCTAAAAATGCGGTGATCCACAAACGATCCATGTACGTTATATCACTTTCCGTTATTAAATCCGCTAGGACTTTTTTATGGTCTGTCTCAATCTCTTGGGTTAAAACCACGTGATGCACCTGTACTGTGTTTTTCTTTAACCTAATGCGTGTTAGAAACATATTCTTTATAACCATATACAGCCAACCATAAAGGCGCTCCTCCTCCTCTAACTCTATCACGTGCGCCGAATGTTGGTACATGACCAGAACAACCTCTTGAGCCGTATCTTTAAAATTGCTTCCATCAAATGATTCACAGACCCGGAGAACATACGGGTAATGGTCAATTACTATGTTGTCCAGTGTCTTAATGTTAGTATCGGTTTTAATCCGTTTGTATCGGTAAGTAACTGCAAATCAATCAGTTATCAATGTAAGGATTAAAACTCGTTTAAAAAAGTTTAGACCAAAAAAAACCGCTTACTGTTAAGTAAACGGCCTTGGCTGGTTTTCGGGCAATCTAAATTCGTGGTGCTAACGGCATGTGTCGCCAGTGTGTCGCGGTTAGAATTATAAAGCTATCATCCTTGAGACGAATAAATTGATCCCTATTCCCATTATACCTTGCCTCTGCACAGGGATGTTTCAAATTATCGATTAGCCTTTCGTTTGTCAATCCGAATTCGTCAATAGATGAATTAACACGTTCGTTACTTTCGTCGCTTTCGTATTGACTTAAATCGGCTATTAAAACGCTTTGCCCTTGTTCTGGTCGGTTCGCGTCTTTCTCAAGGGAATACCATGTGTGATCGTCTATAAGCATAAATACATTTTTTCAGCATAAGTTGTCAAGTTGATTGTCCCGGAAACATTATTAAAAACGTCGTCGACATCTTCATGACGCAGCGTCCACTCTTGACCTGTTTTAGTTGCGACTGCGTGTCCGTTCAAATACAGCGTTCCTTTATCCTCCACGACACCCTCAAACAAGGCTGGCTCTCCCGGCGCACCCATATAGTGTGACATGTTCAATTTTAAAGCGAAGAGCCCGATGTATGAATCGTAGAGGTTTAAAAACTCTTTAGATTCCAAGCCTTTCTCGTCTCTCAAATCGAACCATCTTTCTGTCAACGGCACAAGGAATTGAGGTGTTCTAATTTTCTTCATTGTCATTGTGTTGATTATTAATAAACGAATTGATTGTATCCTCCAAAACTTCCATAAACTTGTCAGGATCGAATTTTTTGCAGTCCTCCGGATTATCCCCGAAGAAACACTCCAGAAGGAGCGCGGGGCATTTTTGTTTTAAGATGAACCCAGCACCGTTGAAAGTGTCACCGTTTTTAACAGCTTTGTTGTTGCGTGACAATATCCCCATTTTTTCCAACATTGCGGCTTTATACGCATACGCAGCGCGGCTCGTGTGGATGTTCATTGCGTAATAGAAAGCGTGACAACCCTCCGCGCTACCATGAAATGAATCAAAATGAAGCTCTATTGATAGATCACAGTATTCTGTCATTTCTGCCATCGCCTCTTGCCGTGCTGTATAAGCATTTATCATGTGGTGATGTGACGTAATGGTGAAATTTTCGAACTCCTTCGACCGTGGTGCCAATAAGTCCATGAAGAAATCAAATTCGTTTTTACCGAAGTACTCCGAATAAGCCCCTCCCATGGATGGTGTATGCCCAACAATGAGGGCGACTTTAAGTTTTGGTTTCATATCTATTTTTTTTGTTTTCCCATTCGCTCCCTAACCTTTCGGTTGTTCTCCTCTTGGTGATTTCTTAATTGCTTTTCTAAATAATCATAGGCCTCCTTGCGTAACTCTTCGGGAAGACAGCCTAAAACATTAACTAGGTCACTGTAAAAACATGCGATCCCCGAATAAAAAGCCGCTTGCATTGTGAGCAATTGCAATTCGTGCATCTTACCGCCTTGACGATCGACCAGTTGTTGAAATTTCGATTCCAAGTCAAGCAATTTTAAATATTCTTTTTGATCCATAATCTAGTTATTATCGTGTTGTCGTTTTAAGTCTACAGAGGCTTTTCTTTTCTTCTCTAATTGATCGTTCATATAACTATACGCCTCGCCTCTTTCAGCCATTGATAGCTTTTCAAGTTGGAATATTATGTTATAAAAAAAAACTGCGTTACCAGAGTAAAAACTCGATTCCATTATATGAACAACTCTTGGCGGGATCGGCAAGCCCCCTGTACTTTTTTCGTTTTGATCAACAAACTCTTTGAAATACCTGTCTAAATTAAATTTCTCTTTGTCCATTTTTACGTCTTTTAATTTGATTAAATAACTCTTGATCGAAAAACACCTTAGACTCTCCCAAGACTCTCCCGAATAATAACGGTAGTGAGGCGTCGTTTTTCGGGTTCGTTACCACCGGAATCAACGAGATTAATGTCAATATGCCCCCCTTGAAAAATGCAATTCGCATTCGATCAATTTCGAATTGATCCATCGAGTCAGAGGCTGATCCGATTGATTGCATAAATAGATCAAAACTTTTCTCGTGATCTATTAAAATCTCATCCTGAGCCATTACGCAAACACTATATAAAGCCCGAATATAATCGTGGCTATACTTATTAATACTTTAAACAATAACGATCCTTGAGACTCTTTCTTTTCTTCACTCATTTTTTTTGATTTTAAATTGAGAGAGCGACCTATTGCCGCTCTCGTTTTTGTTAGTTATGGGATTACAATATTTCCTGTATTTTATCTGTCTTAGGGTTGAATCTTAATGACTTAACATCTTTATCCAAGATATACAAATTCCAAGCTTTTAAGATTAAACCGAGTTTTTCTGTAGTACCCATTCGACGGATAGCCCCCTTATCAAGTATCAAAATATTTCTTAATAAAGCTACTGGGCTGTTCTCTTCTAAATGATAGCCGCCGCAAAGTTGTTCCCAAAATGGCTGACTTTTAATAGCGTGTTTTTTTTCTGTCAAATACGAGACGCCAGAGATGATAGAGAGAGATAATATACGACCAAAATCAACATATAGCTTAATTTGTTTGGTGCAATGATCGTAAACGTCTGGATTTTCACGTACAAAGTTTAATAACTTAGTATTACTTACTCTTGTGCGTGATTGCGATCTCGCTTGTAATTTAATTATCTGCCGACAAGTTGCCGCAATTTGAGTAGCGTTCTTGAATCCTTCGATTGATATTACATCCTTGCCGCCTCTATTTTTTCCGGTATCCATCACAACAAACGATTCGTTCTTAAGCCCTCTAACGATTAGACAAGGATATGCTATCCCTGATTCTAAGACGGCCGTTAGCCTATGTTGACCATCTAAGAGGCGGCCGTTTTTACTAAACCTAATAGGCATACCATCAACTTCCCACTCTTCACTCTTCATTTGGTCAATTAAAAATTTGACATGCGTAGGATATATCGACCGGTTATCTTTATTTGCCTTTAGCATTTCTTGGGCGATATCAGGCGTGAGCATTATAACTTCCGCAGTGATGCCTAATTTTTCAATCTCTGGATTGAACTCTATTTGTGTTTCCATTTTTTTGTTTTTGATTATTGATTATTCTATCATTTATTTTTGACTGCATCTCTGCGCCTTTCTGTGTTAATCCGATAATTAAACTCTGCGTTCCAGCATAAACCAGTTTTGGTATTTCAAGAATGCTGGAGGCTTCAATTTGAAGCTGTTTAAATTCCATACATATCACGCCTTGAGTATTTCGAGGACTCGTACCGACGTCTGAAACATACCGGCGGTCGAATCCAATCAAATCGCCGTTGATATTATGCAGCACAACGCCACATTGTTTTAATTTCTTGAGTGCGAGTCGCACCTCTTCCATTGCGTTTCGTTGTGATCTACTTAATTTTGATGTTTGCATTTGGATTTTCTTTAATTTCTTTACGTAATTTTTTTAATTCTTTCATGTGCCGAACGCGTTGTGCTCTTAATACATACAACCCCATGGTGGTAACCGCCAAAGCGATTGCCATAAATGAGAAAACAATAATTCGGAATGTTTGCAAGTCCATTGATAGGGTGTTTTTGATTATTATTTTAGGTTCTAATTGTTCAAATTTAAAAAAAATGATCAAAGTTTCGCTCTTATTGTTGTAAATATTTAACAACTACGAAAAAAAGCGAACCTACATTTTCGTTATTTCGGTCATAATTAGGTCTCTTATGTCGATTCCGTTTCGTTTATTTTCGTATATCCATTGTTTAAAAAGGACGTGTTTGGATTCATTGATAAAAATCGACTTTTTAAGTTTTTTATTACGGCCAGTTGGATTGAACCAGCTTTGATCCTCAATAAGTTTATTCCAAACAACACGCTTTTCACCGTCTGAAAAATTAAATATGCCAATTTCTTCCAAGCTACTGTATAAAATCCACCCGTCGGACTTGCTAAAACAAGTATGATACATTGCGCCGGCCAGTAATTTTTCGTAAGACTTAAACAAAGTGCTCTCGTAGTATTTCAATTTAGAGGGGGCTAATAGCTTTTGATCTGGTTTTCGCTCATTAATCACTCTCATCATTTCTTTATTGCGGTGAACCCTATACGCGCTCATGATCCTTGCGAAATAAGCTGGAGAAAAGTCCTGATAACAATTTATTTGGTCTGGTTTTAAATCGAGTCGCCCTTCAATAGCCAACTCAAAAGCGAGCCGTATCTCCTCCGGTGTATATCCTCCGTAGTGTTTCACTACGAATTGCATCAAAACACCCTTAGATTCGTCCTTAGGTATGTTAGCGCTCTTTAATCCGACCAATATAAAAACATATCGTAAAGCTTGTTTGATTAACTCCCATGAGTCGGCGTCGCGAATCTTGGGCAGCTTGTCGACATTCTCATATTTAAAAATCTGTAAGTGCGTCGCGGAGGTCTTCGCTATTTCGTTGCCTAATGTCTCAAAGGGCTGCCTCCTTAATATAAATCAATGGCAGATAATAAAAATTCGTTTGTCATGTATCGCGATCAGCGCGGTACGTTTGACAAACTAGACAATGAACAAGCTGGTAAGCTCATAAAACATATTTTTTCTTACGTCTCAGATGAAAATCCAGAGGGCGACTTCGTGACAGAGTTAGCTTTTGAATCAATAAAGTCCGCATTAAAACGAGACCTGAAAGGGTGGCAGAAAAAGCGGCAAGCCAGATCAGACGCGGGGCGCAAGGGCGGCCTAGCAAAACATAGCAATGCTAAGCAAAACCTAGCAAAACCTAGCAAACCTAAGCAAAAGCTAGCAAACCTAGCTGTTAGTGTAAGTGTTAATGGTAGTGTAAGTGTTAATGTGAATGGTAATGTCTTTAAAATCAATAAAGATAAATTCACTACCGAAGTCTTTCAGACCTTCGATGAGTTGAAAAAAGAATTTGATAAAAAGTATCTACCCAAATCACCGGCCACTTTGATAAATTGGCTCATTGAAATTGATTTGTTGATACGGGTAGATAAGCTAACCCCGGAAAAAATCAAAAAGGTTGTCAGGTGGGGGCGTCGCGATACATTCTGGCGCACCAATTTTTTCACGCTTTTAAAGCTTAGGAAAAGAAACCTCGAAGGAGTCAAATACTTTGATGTATTTGAAACGAAAATGAATCA